CCAACACAGAAAATGGTAAAGAATTTACATTTACCACAGCAGACTGTTTTACACCGTAGCATTCAAGAAGGCATCTTGAGCCTATGTAGTGGAAATCATTATCGGTTTTAGACCGTACGTAGCTCGGTTTTAGAACGAACCGTTTTATCAATGGTTTCTCGTCCGAGTCGACGCCATTGGTAATCGGTGAATGGTGTCGGCGTCCTAGGCCACTCAAGCCAGTCCCTAAGGTGGCCAGCAGCTTCTTTACGATACGCATTTTTGAATTCCTTCGTTTGTAATAGTTGTTGGATAACTATCCATTCAGAATGGGTAAATCCTGCTTTTGAAAGGTTTGAGTACTGTTGGTTGGTTAACCTGTAACGGTCACGTAACGCCCTATATTTGAGCCTACGTGTCCGTTCATACATTACTTTACGCTTTCTAATTTGGTAGTCCTTATACCGTTCAGCCTTTGTCCGAATTTCAGAATTTGCGTCAACTGAAGACCCAATGTACGCTGAACGGTATTTGATACAAGATTCTTTCTCACACCAGTATCCGGCTTTCATATAGAATTCAGAATCTGGTTTAAGCCAGAGAACCAAACCTTGGTGGACTTCATAGACTACCACAGGTTCGGTTTCAGTACCTATTAAGCAATACGATCCAACCTTTTCTACGTTCTTTGAAATCCTAACCAAGATAGGCATTTTTAACTCTTTAATTAGAAGCAGGCCGCTGAATTCGACCTTTGGCCTGGGCAATTATTGCATGATTGCGAACATTAAACAGACAAATTTGCACCCTAGGATTTCGAGTGCTCCAACCAACTGCTCCTGAATTGGATGAAACCAAATATTTCTTTCGGCAATGTTCATGCGATAAACTGTGAATCACACCCAAAAATTCGGCTGGATATACGGTCGTAAACCAATTGTCAACAACCAATGCCTTAATATAAGGGGTCATTAACACAACTGGACCTTGGTACTGCATGCCCGAGAATAAGTTTTCCCAATCACAAAGCCTCGGCATAGGTAAATTTAGATGCAGGTAGTTAATCAGTGTTCCTATGACCGTATGTTGAAAGTCAGGGCCATCCAAATCTCGGAAACCAGAAACTGCTTTCTGTACAGTATGGCGTATACCGAGTTCTGTTGGTAGCTCCTCCAACCAATCCGGATGGTAATTGAACAACTGTAGGTTCAACTTCTCTCGGGCACTGGTTTGCTGCCTGCGAAGCCTTCTCTGCCGGAACCAAAGTTGAAGCTTTGTAATCAAGTTTGATTGCATCATTTCCCTCGCCGCATGATTTTACTTTTCGGATTTTCTGCCACTTGAGACAAAACTTTGTTAAAGTTTGACTCACTATACAGTGTGACAGATAGAAAAGAATCGTCCATGTAAAGACTAATCGGATACTTGGTTTTACGCTGTCTGAAATAAATACGTTGACCGCATTTATCATTTACAGTGGCGTGAATTTTGAAATTCTTTTGTAATGTTTCTGACAAAGAAACGCCGGATAAATCCGGATGTGACTCTAACTTGAATACTAGATAACCTCTTTTAAGAGGATGTTTTGCACCTATGCAAGACCATTCCCCGTCTAGGTTGTTGAACAACCATTTTCGACCTTTACGGCATGCCTTCAGATGAATTTTCATCGAATTCATCAAACCACTCCATAAAATGTCGATCCTTTTGATACCCGGTAATGCGTTGCGGTTGTTCTAACTCTCGAATGGGACAAGCAGAGTCAGATGCCCTATGAGCCGCATAGTATTCACCACAGCGAGCGCATACTCGAAATAAAAAGGCTTCGGTCGCAGAGTTACTCATGGTATTCAATCCATCCAGAATACATTTCTGGCACAAAAAGGTTGGATTAATTCTGCAAAGTTGCAGACCTCGCCAATAGAGTCCTGATGGTTGAAACCATGAATACGCAAACATGAATCCTGAGACAGTTTTCTGTAAATCGAAAACCTTACAGGTTCCCAACGAGGCTCCTTGTCTAAACAATCCCAGGAGTCCCCGATTGTATAGAACGAATGCAAGAAGCACTTGCCTGGGGCCAAGTCTTCATAGTCAATCATCACTTTTTCATCTGGGTCTTGAAGGAAGAGTTTGCACAACTCTACTCGATCTTCCATCGAAATTGAACCTTGTTCAACCATGGTTTGATAAAACCAATACGTAGCGTATTCTTCCGAACCATAGAAGATTTCTGGATTCAGAAAATAAGGTTCCAGCAAATTCATAAGTGCTTGTCCGAAACGCTGCGAATGTTGCCTTGCATAGTTTTCTACCGTACGGAGAAAAGCTATGGCTTCTTCTTGAGTCAGGCGTTTTTGAATGTTCATTCCAATTCCTTAATTATTGAAAGCCAACTTAGCCTTCCGTTCTTTACGTTTTCGCGGTTTGGGTGGTTCGCATAATCGAAAATAGAAATACGATAACGCACTTAGGTTTATGATGAACCAGGCCACACTCTGAATTTCAGATAAAACATCCAATAACAATAATGTCCAGTATACAAACCGTATCATCGGCTGCTTATAGAAGCTATCCGGAATCTCATACTTTGCATCGGCCCAGAAACTAATACCTAATACAAGGGCACAAAACGCAGTTGCATATACCCAATTCCCCAAGGTGTTGGGTTCAAACAGCCGAAGTACAGCAGTAATCATTACCAGGATGCCTATTTGGAGGCAATACTTTATTCCTGGTATTTGTGTTCGATTAACGATATGTTGGAATACGGCAAGGGTCCATAGATCAATAGCTCGTAATAGTTTCATTTGTTCCCTTCTTGTGAAGAAATTAATCCCTTCCATCGGTCAGTGATCCTTCCACTGCCTAGGTTTTCATTGAAGCGTCTTGTTCAGAGCGTTTGCTTGATCGACAACCGCCTGGCAGTATTCGTTCTGGCAGTTATCTTCCAGAGGTTTGCCGAATTGGCTGAAGATCACGGCCACGGCAATTGCGAGCGTAGGAATTACGAATTTCATTGGGAATCCTTTAAGATTGAATTTCAAAGGTCGGTATCATTGATGACGTTGATAAATTGCAATTGTTCTTGCAATGAAGCTGGTACTGGCTCGACGTATTCCTTTTTATTTTCTTGACCCCGGTTCAACCAAGCGTTGGAATTGGCATCCATAATATACCACTGGCCTTTATGGGAAGCCAAAAATTTGAACCGGGGTTCATCAAACTGATCCGGTGTTTGATCACCGATCACAAAATCAAGTCGAATTCGTTTGGAATTAATCAGGCTTCCATAAATTGACTCATTGGGAAGGTCAATACGAATTTCTTTATGATCCGATTCATACTTGAACTGTACCTCATGAGGGCGGGCTTTATAAGTCCCGCGCTCTTTAAATCGAGAAACTGTTCTCTTATTGTACTCATCAGTATCGTCTTCCTCGTAATCATAATCGAGGAAGCTATCAAACAAACTGTTTTCCTTCATTTGTTTGGCCCAGGCCTCACGCCATTCAATATGGCGAGGAATGCTTCGCTCTGCAGAGCCTTTTGACATATGAAAGCGCGGAGGCCTTTTATCATAAGAGCAACCCGGGACGCCCGCATCACCGAGAAATTCGTAGTCTACTTTACCGTAGTTGAAACGAGTTCGGAACTTTACAGCAATTGAATAATATCCTAGACCTCGAACCTTGAAAGGCTTCCCCATAACCAAACGAGGTATGACGTTAGTACTGCTAACTTCCCACACGGTAATGCCATTGCGGAAATCGGAAAGACGAGCAGCGCGATTTTTGGTAGCCATTTTTTTGGAATCCTTGTGTAGTTGGAATTTGGTTGATTTGATTACTTCAAATCGGCGATAGAGCTGATTACTTTGTAAAGTATATTCATATTAGTCTTCATCCTCACGGATAGTTTCAACTTCACCCCAGCGGTCAGTATTCAAGACAGGCTCATAATGAGCAAGCTTGGTAAAATATTTGTTGCCGTAATGATCTTCGTGGGGAATGTCCTCGAACCCTACTTCAGTTTTCGGCCCATCCATTGTCCAAGGTTCGTCTTCATAGCATCCATTCGTTACGTCTACCGAACATTGAAACTTCGGATCAGCCCCGCAATGAGGACATTTTATCGTGCCGATCCCGTGAACGAAATTCATAGCATCTACCGTATAGTAGTGCTTATTCTTGCAAATGAATTCTTCGTAACCTTCGTATGACATTTTACATGCCTCGCTTTAAATCTTGAGTAAAGAATATGTGGGAATCGACTTTTGCGATTCGGTATTTTTCAGACGCCCAATTAGGGGTTCTATTTACCTTGTCGGGATTGTAATAGAACAAAGCATCCGACAAGGTATCGTCACGCTGACCTTCAAGGACGGCCCTAGCCATTGCTAATGAGGCTTTCCACAGAGGACCCTTAGGTTTTTCTTTCACCTTTTCTTTTTGAAGGGTCCAACTAAACTGTGCCTTCGCATAAACTACTTCACAGATTGAGTTACCCCAACGACCTGCGTCTACTCGATTGAGGGTAACTTGTGCGACAGCAAGTTTACCTTTTTCGGATTCTACTCCAGCCTCATGAAATATATTCTTTGCAAGACAATGTAGGTCTTCCAATGAATAAAGCGGTTTTGCTTCCACTTTCTTAAAGACAACCTTGAACTTTTCAGCCTTAGGCTGTTCCAACAAATATGCGTATGGTGCGTTTTGTTTAACTGGTTCTTGTAGGTTTGCTTGGACAGCCATCGTAATGGCAAAACCAAATATCAACCCAAAAATTACTCCACGAATGATTTTCATTTGACTGTTCCTTGTCAAAACACAGAAAGATTACTTGCGCAGTTCGGAGTACTCGAAATCCTTTAGTTCTTCGAGAATCTCTATTTGCTTCAGCACAATTGACAGACAGTGATCCCGCTTTTCCTTATCTGTCATTTCTCGGTATTGCTTTGTGTCCTCATCGTAAACGTTGAGATTTTTGTCCTTATATGCACCTGTTTGCAACACTGTCTGCCAGTAAACAATACGGCTTTGAAAGGTCGCAATCTCTGCAGTACGTGCCACTATATACCGGGCGTCGTTACTAACGTTCATTTTATCCCTCGTCCTTATGTTGAAGGAGAATGTCGATTGCTTTCAAAGGCGATCCCATCATATCGCATGTAAGTCGAAAACCTTCGACTAGGTTCAATTCCGAACGGTGACGGAGGTAATACGCCCAGTAGATTTGACGACCTACAACCAGCAATTGTTGCTCCGAAAGATTTTCTTTCTGGAATTGGTGCATGATATCCTGCGGATCGACAAGCCGATCACGCCAACGCACAATAGCTCGCATATTTTGCACAGCATCCGAACAACCAGCCGCGCTGACTTTACGAGCCTTCTTTTCCATTTGCGCCTGGACCGCATTGTATTCTCGATTCCAAGTTGCGTGGGCTTGCAACCGCAGTCTTTCCAGCTCTTGTTGCCGTGCAGGACTAGCAACATTCATGGCCCAAGACAGATCGGCATTCCACCGTTGGAAATCATGCTTCTTGGAATTGTACGGTTCGATTTGGATCGAATCATTGCACAAGCCCGGGCCACCCCAAGTGCTATTGGCGGTCGCTTCACGCTGCGTTTGCGCGCAGCCCATTGCCTGCGCATCGTTATAAAGGAATCCAGCGAACAAGGCGATAGCTACAACTAGCGATTTCATTTTAGTCCTTTAAATGTGAGTCCAAACGCTATTGATCAATTGGGCCTTTTGCTGCGCACCAGTGAACATGCAAATTGCAAGGCAGAATTTTTCTGCACCCTCGTTCCAGTATTGGCGCATCTCGAAGTCTACGAAATCATAATCCTTGCATGTATCTGCGGCTGCTTTTGCTTCTGCAAAGGTGTCGAAGGTATCGCAGTACTTATAGTTACGTTCGATCTGATCTTCCCAGGGAAGATATTTGCCTGCGTCAACTGTGAACTCAACTTTGGTAATTTCCATCTTCATCTTCCTTTTAGTGGCAAGATTGCCGACCACAAATACCATCAAATGCAAGAAGGCTGCGTTTATCTGCTACCTTCTTGCAATGCTTGCATTTCAACTCAGGGTACAGGACATAAGCCTTCACAGTATCCATGGCATCTGCAATGCGGCACAACTCAGCAGTGTCACTCTGCTTGCGTATACCTTTCCATTCTTTGGACAGTAAAGATTCACGCGCCGCTGACATAATCACATTTGCGACTTCAACATGATTATGGCGAATCTCGACCATGATACCTTTGTGGGATGCATTGTACATCTTTGCCGACTGTTTGAACATTTTCAAAAGTTGTCGGCGAAGTTTTGCTTCGGGAATATCTACTTGTTGTTTGAGCATTTGCTCGGATACTTTCAGTTCGACCTTCGCCTTCGGCTCTTGTTTGATCTGCTGCGTCAGCCCCGCGATAATCATCTTGGTACCGGCGAGCGTAAGTTTCGATTGGTAGCGTTTCATGGTTGTTCCTTATTTTACCTGCTTAATAGAAACAACTTGTGAATCCGCTTCGGCAATGTTTCGCGCATCTGCTTTGCTTTCAGCGAAGATAACTTCATAGTACGTGTGTCCCAGTCCGTCTACGACTTCTACCAGGTACTTATTCTGGGTCTGTGCGGGCGATACTTTAGTCATGATCGAAGGTTCCTATTCGATTGAGGGTTCAGGGTGTATAAATATTATAGCAGAAATTTAGCTTTGCAACAAGGGCTCCGTAAGTGTTGTATTTTTGCAACACCAACGGAACCCCATGCCTTAAGCAGCCGTGCGCCAGCGTCAAAACATGCCTGGGTTTTTATAGTACAAAACCGCTTTTTGTAACAATTTAGCCACGTTTTTGTTCAGAATAGAATACGCTGTTTCTGCAGGTACCCATTTGCGTTTACGAATCTTGCATTCAGGATATTTATCTACTTGGATAAGTGATCGCATCAAGAAAACCTGAACCATCTGCAAGGTATCGTTCTTTGTGTACTCGTACCTACCTAAGTGGTAGTTAATTTCTGCAAGAACCCCGGCTTCTTCAAACACTTCCTTTACTGCATTAGATTCGGGCGTTAGGTGTGCCTCAACCCCTCCCTTCGGTAAGGTCCATTTTTTGCCACGCATAGATTTTACGAGCAATACTTGAAGTTCCCCTTTCTTTTCTCGAAGAACAATGCCGCCACTACAATTACGAAATGCCATTGATTCGATTCCTCAATCGTTCCAAAAGACGGTTGACCTGTGAGCGAGTAACGCCGATATACTTTTGTACCTTGGCTTGATATTGCGCGTAATTTATCCTGTCAGCTAAGTCAGAATTATTCTCCCCAAGAAATTCTGAAAAGCCCTCGTGGTATTCTCCAGCCATCAAAGAAAAGAATAGTTGTACCCTAGGTTTAAGCTTTATACCTTCAAGAACATCCTTGATGGATTGTTTGTCTTCCTGAGGTTGTGCAAGCATATGAACAACTGCGTCCAAAGGAACAACTACGGATTCATGAGTACCATCTGCATTTTTCCTTAGAACCTGATTCTTCTTTGAGGTATAGTGCTTAATCAGCGAATGACCATATTTCTCGGCCGCTCCTTTCCCAATATTGCAAAAGTGCAGGTATGATTCGTAATACGGATAACAGCGGTAAATGTTATATATTGCCGCTTCCGTCATTTGCGAGGTTAGGCTTTCGCGTGTTTGGTTGTAGGAGTTGATTAGAAATATCATCTTCTTGGAAATGAATTTTCCCAAGACTGAACTCAAATCGTCAGAGGTTAGAAATTCTGTTAAATAGGCGTCAAACTCCCTAAGATCAAAAGGTTGATATTGGGTAGGTATCTTGGATAAGTCCAATTTGCGAAGCAGGGGAACGTCGCAAGCATTGATTTCAAACCTATCTGCATTGGGCTTAACAACCAAACCTCGTTTGTAGCAATGCCAGGCATACGCATAGAGTTTGCAGTTCTTTAGCATGTAACCGCTCTTGTCTATGCGCTTCTTAACGTTAAAGCCGTCCTTCACCTGGGCCTTAAACGTTTTAATGTCAATTAACCTGAATAGGTAATTGAAGCTGGATATCAATTCTTGTTTAGAGATATCCAAACGCTCATATAACTTCATTCTCGTAGCCTATACTCGAATACGTCAGATTCAGTTTGAAGGATTTTATTTGCGTCTTTACTGCTATGGGTAGAGTGGAAAGGTTGCCAATCAGATTCGCCGATCTTGCGACGTTCTACGACAATAAGCGGCCCTGTTCTTTGAGCCTGAGTTCTAGATACTGCGGGGAAGCCTGCCTGAGCAGGCGTTATGTATTTCTGTTGTTGGGAAGCCTCCAACTTCCTTACATGTTGGAGGAATTCCATTGTATCTTGTCTAGGATCGTATGCCATTCACCGAGCCTTCTTGACCACAAAAGAAGTCAAATCGGCTTTTTTCTTTGAACCTTTTTTGCTTCTATCTTTTGTAGTCTTATCATGCCAATCTGCAGGTGCAGTATCCAAAGTAGGCGGTACATAATTTTGTAGAGCCTGTACTTCCTTAGATTGGGCTGCCTTAAATTTACGCAGAGGTTGTTTCGGATCTTCAATCCGATTCTTTTCAATCAACTCCTTTTGTTTGATCTTCCATTCCTTGGAAGTCAGCAGTGAGGTTGAATCATCAAAAATCGCGGTGACCATATGACCGCGTTTGCGTTTATCTGAATCACCACACAGAACAATTTCTTTGCTTCGCGTATAGCACAAGAAAAATCCCGAAAGGTAATTCGATAGATAGTCTCCACCCAAAGCCTTGAAATAAAGCTTCTGGCCAAACTTGAGAGTGCCAGAACGTTGTTTCAGCAGCGAAGCAACAATACGCCGCTCTGAAGGCGAATAAGAAGAAACCAAAGCTGCCAATTGAACGAATTGATCCGAGTTACCACAAAGTTTAGTAACGTCGGGCGTATAACATTTAGGAGCTTCAGCAAAGCTCCGAATACCAATCTTTGAGCAGACAACCTTGTTTCCTCGCAAGGGCTGATTCTTATAGTGGAGGCACTCCCCGCAGCGCGGGGCATCTTTCTTGGCCTTAATTGCAGGAGTGTCCACTACTTCGTGATCTTGCATCTATTGCCTCTTTAGAAAATGGCGTTTGTAGAGTTCAGCTAAGGCATATTTCAATAATGCCTCGTTGCCTTTTTTATAGATAGTGTTTAATTGTTGAAGTTGCGTAGATAGTTCTTGATCTACTGTTACTATAACCTTGCGTTGCTTGTTAGGATCATCCTTAGTAGCTTTGAAGGCATTGTGTACTACAGTGGCTAGGTATACAACTTTGTTTTGTTGTTCCCGATTTGGTAATGCTTGAATCAATGGGTGGAACAAATAACGTTTTGCATCTTTACCCATAGCCACTTTATGTAGCATTTGATGGTGTGTCTCACAGAGACTAACTGTTGGGCCGTCTGTACCACCTGCCGCCCTTGGTATTACGTGGTGTTCCTCACGCATTGCTGTACCTGGGCTTGCAGGTAAGTCATTAAATCTATCACCACACACCCAACAATGTGGTAGCGTGATGGTTTTGAAAATCATAGCATGAACTGAGTATTAATCCCGGCTTGCCGCATGGTTTCTACCATAAAATAATAATCAGGAATTGCTACAAAGTCTTCCTTTAAAACTTGCTCTCCAGTGAATGTCAATGTAGCACCTTGCGTATATAAGGTGGTACTGATTGAATTGATCCAAGCCTTAATATACCGACGCATCGGAGGTAAGGCTGAAATAAACTTCATGTGTGGTACATACCAACCTTCAAAGAATGCAGGTTGTACGCCAGCAGCCTGCAATTCCTTATTGGCGTTAAACAGGTCTTCACTCACCAACGGTAGAATCATCGAAGTACCTTCGACTTCGGCGTCCCGTTGCAGCATGATAGAACCAGCATGTGCGGTATAAACCTTTTCCGGCTCGGCTTCTATTTCATCTGCTGTGATCATGATTGACACGCGCAAATTATTCAAGTCCAAACCATGGATTGGAGTAGCAGCCATCATATCACCGAGGTACTTTAGCGTTTCATCGGTCGGTACTACAAATAAATGGTTGAGAATCATAGCACCACCTTTAAAAAGCAAAGCCCCAACGATTCATAACCAGGCGGCCTCCGGCTGCTTTCATCAAAGCATTAACATCGTATTCAGTACCAATCCAATACCACAGGGCACCTTTATAAGGATAGGGATCCATAGTGACAAATTGGAGCTTCTGTTGCATTGAAGCAGCAATGCTTTTTAGCAATTCTTGTGCAGCCTGTTCTGGCTTAAGTTTGCGTTTTGAAGTAGGTTGTTCCAAAGCCTCTTTATTCAAACCTAGTACCAATTGGTTATTGATCATTACATAGCCGCTAACCAATTCAGCTTTGATACCTGAGTGTTGTAGCTTTTGCACCGACATAGGATGCTTGGTCATAGCAACAATAGGCACCCGTGAAACCACGAATTCTTTGCCTTTGATTGAATCAAGACGCTGTGCTTCCTTTTGGTTCTTTTTGATAACCTCTGCTGCATGTTGAAAAGCTTCTTCCTCAGCCTGGTTAGAGGCTGCGGTTACATCGGCTTGATTCAAACGGGCTTCTTGCCGACTAATGGACTTGTCGATGGTAGCAATTAGCTCTTGACCATTCAGGACTGTCATTTCCCGCTTGTCAACTACCTCAGCAAAGATCCCGTCTTTCAAAGATTGAATCTCATTGCAAAAAATGTTGAATGGTTTACGTACAGATGTAGGCAACGGTTGCGTACGAGCAGCTTCCAACTTTTTGGAAACATTCGATAAAACAATCATGCGTTCGTGTTTGTTTTTAAGCAATGGTAGAGTACCAACTTTGGTAACTACAGCTTCAACAAAAGCACGGGTTTTTCGGAGCTTGGTAAGGGACTCTTCTACCTTGGAACGGTTTGCTGCCAGAAACTTGTCTTCGCTGGCAGCGCTAATGCCGTAATCTGATAGCTTGCTCATCTGTGACAGGTTTTTTGCTGCAAGCCCCATCTTGGATTGAAGTTTATCAAAATTAGAAATTTCACGTTTGCTCATTACGGAGTCCTCTTAAAAATGCAAACGAGGGTGGTGACATTTTAGCCACCACCCTCATATTGATTAGCCTAGCGTGAACGAATCATCGTCATCCGACTTCGACTTCTTGGCCTTCTTTTCAGCCTTGCCCTTGGCAGCTTGCTTGGTTGCCTTGTCAGCACCCTTCTTAGCAGCCTTGGCTTTCTTGTCGCCCTTAGCTGGCTTCGCAGCCTTCGTTACCTTTTCGGCTTTGGCCTTCTTGCCCTTTGCGGCCTTTTCGGTCTTCTCAGCCTTTGCTGCCTTACCAGCACCCTTCTTGCCCTTGGCAGGCTTTTCAGCCTTAGCCTTCTTGCCCTTTGCAGACTTGCCTTCAGCCTTGGCTTCGAGCTTGGCTAGCTTCTTTTCAGCCTTGTCGGCACGGGCGTTGGCCTTCTTCAGTTCCTTTTCGAGGGCTTTGGCAGTCTTGGTTACTTCGGCGACTTGTTTAATGATGTTGCTCATTGTGTGTTTCCTTGGAAAGGGATTTGCGAGTTTATCGCGTGGTTAGTTTTCGTTCGGGTGAACGAAATGAAATTGCAGCATGCGGTATTTACGATTTTTCAAAATCGCAGCTTTGCGCATTAACAGTATAACACAAAAATTACTTGGTCTTTTTCGACTGTTGCTTTTTTACAACAGCAACGGATATGCCTGAATTCGTAGAGTCAGGCGCCTTGAGATAAGCCTTAACGCGCTGCTCAGTGTCCCGTGCAGCCCGTTCACCTGGTTTCTTGAGATCCGATTTCAGTGTCTTTAGTTCACTCTCTAGCTCCTTAATTTTGTCCTTCAAGGCTTGGGCTTCCAGTTTTGCTAGCTGCCGTACCTTTCGGTCTAGGATGATTGTAGCATCCTCTAGTGGAATTTTTAGGGCCTTACTCAAAGCCTTGTTCGGGTCATCGCTTACTAAAACCTTAGGCAAGACCTTTAGGATTTCCTTCATGTGCTCTACTGCAAATAGGTAAACCCTATTAACGTAGAGTTCTCGTTCTACTCTCTTGATCAAGTGTTCGATCAATCGAATTTCTAACTTGATTCGATAATTGACCCAAGCTTGGAAGAACTGAACAAAATTCAGGTATTTAAATTCAGTTGCCTTGGTTTTGGCTCTAATGGTTACACCAAGGCGGTACGGTACTGAATTAGTTACCTGAGTCTTGACACGCTCAACAATCTTTTGAAATTCAGAATCTTTAAGAGACTTCTGGCATTCAATGACATACAAAGCACCGTAAGGTCCGCTGCCTGGGGATTTCTTACCTTGTTTAGAAAAGGCTCGTTTTACCCCTTTGGTTTCTGCAATGTTGACAAGGGTCTTTTCGATACCATTGGTGCTAGCGAAACCATTTGGTACAAATGTGGTAACGTGAATTACCTTTTTCTTAGCATCAGCATTTACCAAACCTTGGTATTTAATAGAACCCCGGCCTGTTGATAGGAAAGCTTTGTACTCTGAACCGGATATGATCGGTTCGCATCCAAAGTTGTGCTGAAGTTTTAATGTTTTGCTTAGTTTCTTTGCATCATACTTTTCACCTTTCAACATTGCTTGCACAATCTCAGCTACAGATTCAAAACTGAAACTGGGATTGCCTGCCTTCACACCATATGCAGGTGGAGGTGTACCACCGTTGAATAGAATGTAAGGTAGTAACGCAGGTAGATAGACTGGCCAGGTTTCGTCACCAGAATAGTTTGGAACCTTCGGTACAACCTGTAGGTATTCTTTATCCAAAAGGAACAAGTGGGTAAACTTGCTCATCTTGGCTTCTGTATACCGAGTAGCTGCTGCCATGTTGATTGGTGTACCCCAATTGCCTTGACCATCAATCGCCGGTGGGATTGTATTGACCAAGGTTTCCATTGCGGTAGAAAGTCCTGAGTCACCATGGGGGTGAAACTTACCCATGGCGTCACCTACTACTCGTGCAGCCTTCTTGTGTTTTGAATGCGGTCGAAGGTTAATACCTTCTAAGGCCCAGATCAATGCTCTATGAGAGGGTTTCAAACCGTCTCGGTAATCGGGAATAGCTCGGTCTTCAACTACGTAAGAACCATATTCCTTTAGAGCATCTCTGGTGAAATCTTCGATATTGACCTTATCAACATTGGATGCCTTCATAGGCTCCACATTAGCAACCCTATGTTCAACCGCTTTGATTTTAGTCTTTTTAGCTTTCGTCTTTTTCATCTTCATCATTCAAACCCAAAAGTTGGCGACGATAGCTCGCGTCCTCTGCTACAACACCTCGGAAGAATTTCTCTTGTTCGGCATCAGCGAAGGGATTAATCTGAATTAGACGGCGTTTCTTAGGATCAAACGCCAAAGGCTCTAACCAATTCTCATCGACCTCACCCCAACCCTTGATGCGCACTACGTCTTTTGCTGATAAACCTTTAGGTAGTTTCTTAACACATGCCTCTAAGGTGTTCGCACCGTAGATGGAACCATCTTTAAGAGCCGCGAATAGAGGTGCATCAACGCACCATACACGTCCCTGTTTAAGCAAATCTGGCAGTAGCCTATAGATTGCTGCCAAATAAAGTACTGCAATATGGCCCCCGTCCGGGTCAGGGTCAACCAGAAGAATAATATGTGCAGACCTTAGATTCTCAGAAGAAATTTGAGGTTTCTCATCTTTCGGATTGAAGGTCTTCATATCAGCACCTAGGGCAATAAGGAACTCTTGAATACCTTCGTGTTTAAGGATGTTCGGTAGAGTAGCCTTCAGCACATTCAACGGTTTACCCCCTGCCGCAAGCACCTCTTGGTAATCCGAATTACGTGCATCAATTGCAGTCTTGGCTGCTGAATCACCTTCTACAATGAAAAGTTCCCGTTCTCTAGGATTAGCTTTTTCTGCTACTGCTAGACTTGGGGGCAACGTATTACCCTTTTGGGTCTTCTTTACATCAGCTAACTGCTTAACGGTCTTTGCTAGTTCTTCACGACCTTTATTTACGACTAAAGCCCGTTTGATCAGAGTCTTGGGTACACCGGGGTACTTCTTAAAATATGCCTCAAATACTGGAAGTAACTCTGTATAAACTTCTCGGTCGACTTTTGAATCGAGTTTATCCTTGATCTGTGATGTATATGTGGCACCGTGCATCCGCCATTCAAACATACCCAACAAACCAATCAACAAATCGTTGCCAGAGAAACCTGAGCCCTTTTGCTTCTTTTTTGCAGCAGGTGCGTAAGGTTTCACTGCTTGAAACATGGCATCACGTAAACCCTGCATATGGGTACCATGTTCAATCGTAGGACTTGCGTTAACAAAAGACAGGAATTTCTCACTGTCTGTATGGTCAGACCATTGTGCAGATAGAGTGATGAAATCTGACTTGTAGGTCAATGGTTTTGCCATCAAACCTAGTTCATTCTTTTCTGCAATTTTCTTTGGAATGACCTCGATGCCTTTCTTGTTCAAGAAGACAAAATCTTTCCGCTGACCTTTCTTCAGAATTGAATATTTGATACTCAACCCAGGATACAGATCCGCAATGTTACGTAGCCAGTTGCCAATCCAAGTAGGATCAGCTATTGCTTTTTCATATTTCTTGGGTAATTGTTTACCTCGGGCTGCGTCGGTACTAACGATTTCTTGGTCAGGGATAAAAAAGACCAAAGTACCATACTTGGAAGTTTTCTCCAGAAGCAAACCTTGGAAATCTTTGTCAATCGACTTAACGCCTACTGGATCCTTCTTACCAATAATTTTGCCCTTGGAAAACTCCTGTCGGACCAACTTATCGTTATAGTTGGAAAAGACAACCATCTTTTCACATACTGCATTGACAGCAGCAACACCTACACCGTGTGTACCCGCAGAAGTTTTGTACGCTTTGTCGTTAAACTTACCACCTGCATGGGCACGAGTAAAAGCCGCAGTCATGATGGTTTCTTTTGAACCATCCTGGAGCTTCTTGTAATCGGTAGGAATACCGCCGGCTTTATCAGCAACCACGTATAGGTTGCGATCCAAGTCCATAACGACTTCGATGGTATCGTTGCGACCGGCTACATGTTCATCATATGAATTATCAAAGGCTTCTTTGATGCACCGATGCACCATATGGGAACCTCTTGCCCCGAGGTACATAGATGGGTTCAGCCTTATGCCATCCAAACCTTCTGCAATTACGAAACCATCTTGTTTCGCTGATTTACGCGCCATGTTTTGTTTCCATTAAGTTAATCCTTGTTGAAGGCGCCCATCAATGACTTGAGGTGCTCAGTAGGATCACACACCTCAGTAATCAGGCAATAGCCTTCTTTCAATAGAACCCATTCTGCGCCAGAACTGGTTTCCAGACGCCAGTGGAATTTGTTATTAACGATCCAAGATACAAACCTGGTGAAGCCAAATTGGAGAATTTTGCGTGGCGCTTCATCCGGTACTTTCTTTACAGAGATAACAGGGGGCTTGTCAGAAAAAACTAGGGCGCATTGAACCTTTACAAGACCATGTGATTCGGAAATTGTTACTTCTGAACAAAAACCCCATCGACGTAAAAAGAACTCCAACTTCTCTTTAAGTTTGTTGGCGTCTTTCAAACCTTTCGTATGGGCACTCTTCTTGGTAGTTTTGAATATCCAAGATTTTTTATCGAGCTTGCATTCTCGACGATCTGAGTCTCGATCAATCCACCAATCAGCAACCTCGTCTTGAAACTTGTCTAGTACTTTCTGGAATTTTGTTACTCGTGCTGTAAGTCCCTTTTTCTTTAGGGCGTAACTCAGAAGCTCTTGAGAGTCTTCATGAATCTTGGTTACGGGGAATCCAAGTTCAACTAGTTTGGTATAGGACTTGCCACCCGCAGGTATTAGCCACTGCCGATATTTAATCAGTCCGATATCTGCCTTTTCCACGTAAGCTCCTGTTATGCCAGCAGATCATAAATGCGTTGTTGGACTGCTGCCGGTTCTTTGACAACTTTTGCCCACAACTTTGCTTCGGCTTGTGCGTCTTTAGCCTTGCGTGCCTTTTTCAGTTTTAACACCAGTTGGTCAATTTTGCCTGTGATAACTATCACTACGTCATTGGCAGGACACAACTTATTGCCTTTTGTAGCGTGGCACTTGCTATGCTTTACTGAAGCACCTTGTACCAAGTGACCACAATTCAGGCAGTCGTGGCTGTACAAAGCCAAATGGTCTTTTTCAGAATCCATATGCTTCCTTAATGACAAAAAGGGTGGCGGATTTTTACTCCGCCAACCCCTTATACGACTTAATTATTCGTCGTCATCTTCGTCATCTTCGTCGTCGAAGTCTTCGTCATCATCATCTTCTTCGTCGTCTTCCGAATCCTCGTCTTCGTCATCCTCGGAATCTTCGTCGTCTTCTTCCTCGTCGTCTTCGTCTTCCGATTCTTCCTCTTCCGACTCCTCGTCTTCTTCCTCGTCGTCTTCGTCTTCCGAATCCCCGTCGTCTTCGGAATCTTCGTCCTCTGAATCTTCCTCATCGTCTTCGGATTCATCTTCATCATCTTCCGACTCTTCGTCTTCCGAATCCTCGTCAGCTTCTTCTGCGTCCTCGGCATCTTCAGCCGCTTCAGCTTGGGGACCACTCAGTACGATCGAAGCAGAGGTAGCGTCCAGGATCATGACTTGACCACGTTCGGTAGTGTAAACCAGGTTACCCTTGATAGTCTTGGCTTCTTGAATAGTACCCAGATTGATTGAAGCGCGGTAAATAACTTCCTTACCGGCGACAGCAATAACCAGAGCACGGGGAATCTTGACGCCATCAACTTCAAAGTATTCAGCAGTGACCTTAATCTTGTCACCGACGATACTCTTAACTACTTGAACCATCAGCATGCCGTTGTTGACTTGCACTTGGCTGGCTTGTGCCACTTGCTTAGTACTACGACCACCACGTTGGGTTTGCTTCTTGGGAGCCTGCTTCTTAGCTACTTGCTTCTTGGGGGCAGCCTTCTTAGCAGCGCCGCGCTTGGCTGCGGCCTTTGCCTTCTTGTTTTCTACAGCCTTGCCCTTGCCAGCGGCCTTCTTACCAGCAGCACCCTTCTTACCAGCAGCTTTAACGTTCTTTGCCATGATTTGATTTTTCCTATAGGATGTTTGATTCGGCAGATTCAAAGCTCACTGCCATTGCTATTCGGTATTTACGATTTTTCAATCGTGATTGAATTTGGTGCAGGAGACGGGACTCGAACCCGTATGTCTTTCGACGGCAGATTTTAAGTCTGCTGCGTATGCCGATTTCGCCACTCCTGCTTACGTACTACTATTTACGATTTTTAAATTACGCCTTCTTGATTACAGAAGTGTATTCCATATGGAGGTCTTCTAGTTCTTTAGAAGCCGGCACACTGCAAACAATGTGGTCCCCTCGAATTGGATATTCTCCATCTGGACCTTGGCTAACACCAAGCAAACCTGCGAAAGGTTGCGGTACGGGAACTACTTGACCTTGATGTTGTACCAATTCCACCCTAACAGGTCGAACTAGCAGAACTTTATCAGGATCAGTAGTTGCCTCTCCACCAATCAACGATGATTTAATCACGCAATCCTGCACATCTGCCAGAACCACGTGCCCTGTAATCAGGTATAGGACTTGAATATTCCTCATTCGTCGTCAGCTTCCTTACGGCGCTTACGTTCGTGCTTAGGTGCTTCAGCAACAACCTGTGCGAAAGCGCCGGCCAGATAACGATTGACCTTACGAATCTTGCGTACTTGGTAATCCTTCTTGTCCAGTTCAGATAGCTTGACTTTACCCTTCTTGGTAGTTTCTTCTAGGAAGACCTTGGCAATTGCTGCCTTAATCTTACCATCTTTGGTAGGGCCGACCGAACCGTGCAGGATGTATTCAGTCGAACCTTGCAGACGTGAAGGTACACCCTTCGAAGAAGGCTTACCAGTTGCATGGAACAGCGTCAATGACAGGCGACTTGCTACACCGACAACGGTTTGTGGATCGTAAGTCGAAAGATCCCACATCTTACGGGGATCCTTGTCTGCTTCAATCTTACCTGAGTAACGGGTAATCTTGAAGTTGGGACCTGGCATGCCATCTTTTTCAGTAGTGAACCGTACTTCAAAATTAAAACGCTTGAGTTCCTTAGGAGCTTTCCAAGTTGGAAGTGTTGCCTTCTTTGAAGACTTCGCCTTCTTACCAGAACCTTTAGCAAGGCGCGCCTTTTCTAGTGGCGACAATTCCTTGCTATCCTTCTTTTTCTTTTTAGTTTCTACGGGTTCTACTTTCGACTTCTTTTTCTTTTTGGTTTCGACTTCAGCCTCAACCGATTTCTTCTTTTTCTTCAGCAGTACTCCGGGATCTTTCTTGAGCTTCTTTTTCATTGGGAAGGTAACTCCTAACGGATGATGTACGATTTAGCAGGTGCCTTTTGGCGTAATTCTCTATTTGATTTACGTAATCGTTTGGTTTGTGTTTCCAACTTCAAAACGTAATCATAAAGAGCCTGTCTATCTTTATTTACGAATTCAGCAGCACGTTTACCGTCAAAACTTTCGGTATCGCTAATGCTGGCTCGGTATAACACCGAATATTCAAGGCTTGCGACCAGCATAGCCGCCTTCTTTGAAAGATTCGGCTTCTTTTTCATTTACGAATAATTCTTGGTTTTAATCAGGTTTGCGAACTGTAGAGGAGTACGTAGGTTTTCTACCTCATCATCGTGAAGTTCAACCATGAACTCATCTTCCAATGCCATTAGCATTTCAACAGCATCGAGACTATCAACGTCCTCTTCTTCGAGATTGGTATCAAGGGTCAGATTATCCAATCCAAAAACTTCAGACATGGTTTTGAGAGTACGGGTTTCTACGTTGTCCATATGGTCTCTATGTAATTGGCAGGCCGTGCAGGAATCGAACCTGCATTTGAGGATTAGAAGTCCACTGTATTGTCCATTATACGAACGGCCCGTTGAAGCGGGTTCGTACCCGCCTCATGTTATTTACGAATTTTGAAAGGCGCGCACCTTTTCAAAAGCCTCTTTGAGAGTCAACTTCGGATCTTGGTTACGGAGTTGCTTGACCGCAAGCATCGTAACACCATGTTCCGCAAGATGCCGCCAATCAATGTTAGCGGTTTCCAACTGCTGCGTAACCTTGAGCAGGGCTTCGGAAAGGCGATTGTGCAATTCAAACAAGAAAGAATGCATGATGAATCCTGATTTAAGGGCAAAATTACCCTAGGTTCATTTGATTCTCCTTATTGAAGATTTCACGGAAGTTTTCATCGTATACAAAGACCAGGGAATTGCCGTGCCTGTCCTTAAAGAACTTCATGGCGTCTTCGTCTGAGTTAGCCTCTACTTTGTAGTCTGAAAAGTAAGGGTTTTCTTGGTACGGGTACACTTCGCAATAATATTCCATGTTAACTCCACAGTTAAGTTAACATCGGTGCCTCCTTCAGTGAAGTAACACGCTCTGAATTGTATACTTCGAGGTGGTGTAGAAATTTCTACACCAGGTACGCGCGTCATTTAACTCTTCTTGCGTAATCTCACCACGATCAATCAAATCTTGGATGAACTCATCAATATCGTACTCGTTAGTACTTTCTGAGCAAGACATTAGACTGCCTTATTTACGATTTTATAGGATTTCTTCCAGTTTAGTTTTAAACTGGGAAACCGTCATAGCTCCGCTGATGGTTTTGACCAATTCACCATTGCGAAGGATTAGCACGGTAGGCAAACCACGCACCCCATATTTAGCAGCAAGTTCTGCACTCTCGTCAGCGTCAAAGGTAGCGAAAACTGCCTTATCTTGAAGATCCTTGCTTACCTGTTCAAAAGCAGGTGCAAAGGTTCGACAAGGGCCACACCAGGTGGCCGAAGCCTTCATAACTACAGGTAGTTCAGTAGCCAAGATTTGATCAATTGTGGACTCACGTGCTAGAAGAATGGTCATCTAGATACCTAGTAAAAAGATCGGCAAACTCATGATCAGATGTTTCCTTTCGGGTACGTCCTTTAGGAAAATCGTTTGTTAGAGAGCGCCGTGGGTTTCTGCATATATAACAAGCGCAAGGTTTCGCAGTCTGAAGGGCTTTACCTAATACTCGACCCTCCAAGGGAGCGTTCCGGTTAGCATTCCAATATTTGAATTTGCGCTTTTGTTTGATTCTAGCAGTCTCTGCTAGTCTTAGTACTTTATTTGGTTTACGCACTGCGGCTCCTGGCCGCATCGACTCTACCGAATAGTAGACATTCCTCGATGCGGCACTTCTGTGATACCGCGAGTTAGGAATTTCATAATTAAACCTTAAAGATTGGTTAAGTCAACAGTGGTTGCAATTCGCTCCGGCTGAGGTTTCAGTTTTTCTACCCTGTAGAACTCGCCGTTGATCTGGACTACGTTGCGCATTTGACATGGGCAAAGAGGCTCGCCATTTTGAGGTCCCACGCAAAAGCAGGAATGTGATTCTGTAGGTTGGCTATAATTTTCGAGTGTTGGCATAGGTTCGCCTTGGTCTTTATATTGAATTGTAATTGGAAACCGGCTCAGATAATTCCTTAGTCAGGCTCAGGATATTTGGAATTCACGCCTACTAGAGCAATAAATGCTGGATTCCTATCCTTACTAGATTTAAATATCGGCTCCAGTCCGTCGAAGTCATCTTCCAGCTTGCCAAAGTGGTCTTGAACCCCAACCTTCGTTTTAGGATCAACACCTTCGGCTATCAAATCCAAGCAGGCTTGTGCTAATTCTATTAGCTGCATGAATATCCTTTACTTGTGTATTGAGTGGTACGCCCGGTGGGAATTGAACCCACGACCAACGGATTATGAGTCCGCTGCTCTTACCGCTGAGCTACAGGCGTATTTATTCTAACTAAAGACTCTCTGTACTATTCGCAACCCATGTTGGAACCAGGAATACGAAAGTTTGCACATGTCCGGTTTGGAAGAAATCACGTAAGTTTCAAGCTGCACTGACCATAGAAACCACCAATCTTTAATGGACAGTGGATGGACTTCATAATAAGAAGTGAATGGCAACTCGTGTTTAAGCACTGACTCCATTTCCTTTACGTACTTTTTCGGCACATAAAGTATTATGTAGCTTAATAAGCTACGACGGCTTTCAATTCTGCCGCGTCCAGCCACTTTCAATACGGACAGCATGAGATCGCTTCTAGAGGAAATCACGAAACATCCTTGGATACTGAAATTGCTATTTACGAAATTTTCGTTCCAGAAGAGAACGAATGTATGCTATCGGAATCACGCCTGCTTTAGCAGCGGCCTTTTCCAGGGCTTTGTACGTTTCTTCGTAAAGACCGAACCCAGGTACGCGAATGATTCCAAGAATTTTGTCAACTTGTTCAGATTCTTCTTGAGATACTGGAATTTGGTTCTCAGCAGTCATAGGTTCTGCACCTTTTGCCTTTGCCCTCATCCATACGGTTTCACCGTCACCGATGGTGATTTTAGTAACCTCTGCAATAGACGGTCTATTATCAACAGGATTGAATTCTTTAGCGGCGTATAAAGCAGTTAGCAACTGCTTAAGGCTCTGTGCCTTATACTTATACACGTAATCTGAACCTGACGTTGAGACTGTGAATTCTTCTGCAACGATTGCCCTACGGTTTACTTTTTGCTTCCAAAGGCAACGCCCAGAGTCATCATATACGGCAGTCACATTATTTTTAAATGCAAAATAAGAATCTATCAAGATTCCGTGAGACGCTCTCTCAAAAACGCCATTCAAAGTTTCTGTAGGTATTGTTACGTCATGCTCGTTTCCGTATGAATCCAAGATCGAAACAATAAACAGTTGAGTACGGCCGTCTGGGCAACCCCACGCAAGAGTATCGTTTACAACAATACGTTGCAGATACTTAATATTTAAGTAATCTTCTTCATCATCACACTCATCATCCGTGTAGGATACAATCCGGCGCAACAAACCTTCTAATGACGATTCATTGAAATTGTGTGAGTATGCCTTGCCATTGTACAAAAAGGTAGCTGACCAAGTTGGATCAGAGGTACATGTGTGAGTCTTGTTTGCGACCTTCCCTTTCTTGTCAGTCATTTAGTCACCAAATGGTTAAGTTCGGATTGGAGCTCGAAAATACGAGCGTTTAAGGCTTGCTTCATAGTTTCCTTAGCTTGCTGCCGTTGACCAGATACATGCAACCGTACTATTGAATACCAACGAGACTCTTGAAGAATCTTTAACTCATGTTTACTTTTTAATAACTGTTCTTTCCAAAAATCTACGCCTGTAGAGATACGCCAATCCAGGCTAGATTCTTCAGCTAGGAGAATCCATTGAATGCGCAAGAAATCAATATCATATTGTTTGTACGCCTGATAGATTTCAGCAAAGAGTTGTGGATCACCACCTTTATCAGGGTGATATTTCTGCGCAAGAGCTTTGTACAAACCTTTGCAAATGGCTTTTGCTGCGTCCGTTTCCCTTTGGGAAGCAGCGATTCCCATATACAGAGATTCTTCAAACGGTTCAGTCGGCATACCGTGGGTATTGAACCGAATTGTAGTTCGTAATTCTTTGATCCGATGGAGTTCCTTACTGAATTCCGGTTCGTATTTTGCCAAGATGGCCTGTGTAGTTTGAACTGCCTTAGTATAGTTACGGCGTTGTATCAAACACTCAGCTTTACTCCGGTCATACTCAGATAGTAGAGCTAAACTAGGACTCGCATGCTGCATTAAATCGTGACTGGGTCCGCCCATGCGCCATTGCCTGTTTTGATGATAGAGGTAACTCGTAGAAAATTATGCTTTTCAGAGGGTTCAGAATTTAGGAACAATATGAACCCGCCTTTACCGTTTGCAGATTCCCAAGAATCTTGAGTTGCTTGGTACTTGATACGATAAACGGGAGTTTTCTTAGAACCCATGTGTTCAATCATTTCATGGTTGAATGAAACCAGGGTACCAATGTTAGGAATTCGTTTCGTCATTGAAGCCACCAAGGTGCGCCTACAACCATAATTGCAAGGGCTGTATAGGCAATAACATTTAGTACAATCTTGCAGGTTTTCAGAAACTTGAATTGGGGTTTCTGATAGATAAAAATTGCAGGTGCCGGATTACTAGCTGACCGAGCCACCGGCGTTTTACCAGAGGCGATGGAAGCCATAAACAATGAACCGATTACAGGTTTGTAACCATCACCGGGGATAGAATTAGTTTTCAGAATCGCCATTTGAGTTCCCTATTAATTCTTGTTGCGTATAGAGTCGAGCATTGCTTGGCTATTTAAATTACGCAAAAATGTCCGCAATGCATATTCAGTTGAACGACCGCAAGCATAATAACGCCCGGCCTTTTCTTTCAAGACTTTTGAAACAGGAATAGAATGTTCGGTCAACTCAATCAGTACCGATTTGTAGTCCACAACATTGGACAGTTGTGTTGGGTCGGTTACTACCTCAATATCCAAATAGGCATAGTAGCCGTTGACTGCTTGGATTCTTCCTGCAATCACCACATGTTGCTTGGATACTTCTGGTACAGTCTTTTGTACTACCTTTGGCAGGTTTTCAGGTTGTGTGGATTTGGGCGCCGACTTACCAGACTCCTTTGCGATTTCTGCCACCATAGAAGGTACCTCATCCATCAAGTGGTTGAAGGCGTCTTCAACCGCAGTCTTCAGTACCTGTTTGAACATAGGTCGCAAAACCTGCGCCAAAACTTCAGCTAAGTCTGGTTTCTTCTCTAAATGAGGCAAGACAGGTTCAGTCTTTGGTTCTGGTTTTTCCAGGGAAACCGAAGGTTCTTGAGGTTTATGCTCGGGCTTAGCAACTATATCTTCTGTAGTCTTATGAATCTTCACGGGATCCCTGTCAATCTTTAGAACGTGGATAACCTTATCCAAATGATGTTGGTAACCGCGCTCAATAAGAATGGGAGCCATCCATTTCAGGTAGTGTTTGATGTCAGAAGCCTGTCTGATTGCTTTCGGTTTTCTAGTTAGAACCGATTGGGCTTCGTTTACGACCTTCATAAAAGCCCTGTTATCACCAGTAACATCAAGAATTCGGCAAGTTTCGTGTGCTACTTTCTCTGCTTCTTCTTGAGACCAAGCATATTTCAAAGGTTTGTTCTTTTTAGAATGGCTTTCTTCAACATCAAACCCAGCCAACGTATTGAACTCGCGCAGAACAGGATGGAGCTTCTCCAGATAAACCCGCTTACGGTGTCTATGTATAGGCAAGACCTTCTGCGCCTGATAAATAAGGTTTATCAGGGAGGCTTCGGTATTTTTACGCGAGGACCAAAGGCGGTATAATTCTTGTGCAACTTGCGAGGACTCAGCAAGAGTCCATTTGATACGCTTTGACTTTTCCATTGTCAAAAATCCCTAGTTAACTACGCCTACGAAGTAAACCTTTCTTTTCATCAGCAAGGTCAGAATCAGTTAGATACTGAAGTCCCATTTTGTTACCAGCAAAACCAATTCGCGCCTTGAGTTGTCGAGTCTTTTCTTGGGCTTCCAGTTCCCGTTCAAGCATATGGGATTCGTATGCCGGTTTGACCCGAACTTTGGGTACTGCGGGTTGTAGTTTGGCTTTAACTCGTTCATCGGTAGAATACCGCAAACCAAATCGAGCTCTTAGGTCAAAAAGCTCTTGCTTACCCTTTAAACCTGATTTAGCTTCACCGCTTTTGGCAAAGCCTGCAGTCATTGTTTGAAGGCGTGTATAGTTTTCAGCCAATAAAACTTCTTCGCGCAAGGCTTCTTCTTTCTTCCTTGCGCGATCCCGTTCTGCAATAAGCTTACGCCGTTTTGAGGACATGTTCGTTTTTGTCTACCACTTCACGGAAGTTTTCCTCAGCAGAGGCAATGCTAAGACCTTTATAGGTCAGGTTGTCATATTCGTACAATGCACCTTCCCACTGATCCAAGTCTCGGTTGTATTGGATAGAACCGTGCACCCCCTTGTACGAAAAGTTCTCCAATCGTGCCATTTCCAGAACATCTTGGAGATCCATATGCAGTGCGCTGCCTACGTAACCAACATCCAACATACTCTTGGTATGGTATACCGTCAACAGCTCACACAATTCCCGAGTACGCCGAAGCTGGCTTGCAATGTACCGAGAATTATTGAAACCATCAAGTTGGTTTTGTAAGGTGGTAACGATAGCCCGATGCCGTTCTACCTCCAGACGCAGGTGACGTGTACGCAATCCCTGCCAAAAGGCAGTAACCAAGGAAATGATTAGCAGTACCGTTGCATAGGTATTCATGTTGTTTCCTGATAATGTGACTTGTTCTTCAGTCAAAGATTCTTCGGTTTAGTTTGAACCGATTAGTAGTGGAGTTTGAAGGTTTCGATTTCATGCCGACCCGTGCAATCGTACACAGTAACGAAACCTGGTTCACCATCACGGGTAGGGAGAATGATGCTCATGATAGGTGCCTTGACAGTCTCGGCGACTTTCTTGGTAGACCTCAACCAATTGAAAACGCCATTCTTGTCGAGACCACTCGGAATTTGGATCGGTTTATTTGACATTTCGGTTCCTTGAAAGGTTGGATTATTTATGCAAAATCCAAGTTAAGCTGCTTTACCACGTTTTGGGGTACTCGTTCGCTGATATAAACAAAGCCTGCGCGGTCTTCATTTCGGATGTCCTTGCAAGGCATAACGATTTCCATAATCGGCTGCTGAATGTTCGGAAACAGCGCCTTCAACATTTGAAATACCTGAACGTTGTCGAAGTGGCGCGGTATAGAAACTGATTGTTGTACTTCACGATTAGTCATGCTATTTCCTTAATTGCGAGGGATAAGACTGTTGAGGTTTTGAAAACCCTTGATTCGGACACGGCTTTCAAGAGTGTATACCCCCGGTTTGGGATTCGGCTTGCCTTGTTGCTTAGGTGCCTTGCGGGTAACTGCCTTGTAGTTACCTGCATTCCAGTTTTTGCTATCGACGTAGGCTACAGTGGTTTCACCGGCTTCTTTGATTCGCCGTACTCGTTGGATTTCTTCGACCAAGTCGCGCTGCAAATCCTTGATTGCGCGGCCGATCAAACGAATTGCGAGATTGATTCGTTCGGTAGATTTCAGGTCACCAAACTTCGGCAAAAGTCGATAGAAACCGGAACCTTGGTGAACCATGCGCACGTTACCAGGGAACGTAACGACCTTTTCTTCGGTATGCATGAATTCACGCACTGCGTCGAATTGAATTTTGGAAAGGCGAACAATGCCGTAGGCGATTTCAGTGTTTGCGTGTTTGATTGAAAACATGTCCAGTGCTCCTACTGGTTGGTAACGAAGGTCAGGTACGTACCTGACCGTTGGTACTACAGGCCTATCATAGTAAGCAACTCTTGCTTACTTACTTGCTGCTCAACGTCCCCGCGTTGGATGGTGATCGTAGCAGTTTCAGGGCGACCTGGTTCAGACTGTTGGTATGTAAATACACTCGCATCGCCAGGGGCGTGAACAACTCGGACACGTACACAACAATTACTACCTCGATCGTCGGACCGTTTAGCAGGTGGTCCTTCTAAACGCGCAATCTGTTTAAGAAAACAACTAACAGTGCATGCTACAGAATCATAAGACATTCTAGATTTTCCTTTCTAGTTTCTCGATCGGGATGGTATACCCCGTACTAGTATTGTAGCATTGTTGGTCTATAGGTGTCAATAGCTGGTGTTGTATTTTTGCAACACCAGCTAGACCTCTATATTTAAGCAGCCGCAGCCTTTTTAGCCTTCTTCGCACGTTTCGCCTGTAGGATGTCTTGCAGCAGACTTTGTGCTTGGGGCTTGTTGTTTAGCTGCGCCATAGCAAATCGTACTTCCTTGAAGGTAAAATTACGACGCAGACGAATTTCTGACCGAACGGCATCGTCAGCTAGTAGGTTCAGACGTTCAATCCAAGCCTTGAATTGATGGGTGATACCAGGGGCCACTTCGTTGGCAGCAAGACCGGGATCACGCACAGCTTGGTTGGTAGCAGGTTTGCCTTGGGCATTTTCCTTGTCATTACCACTAATAGCCTTAGCATGGGCAATATCCACTTGACGCTTCTTATCTAGAAGGCGCTTACGTTCAGCCTTAGCCTCGGGATCACCTAGTAGCTTGTCTGCCTCTTCTTGAGAAATAACCGATAGATTCTGCGAATGTACGGCTTTGCGGAACTCTGAAGAGTTAATAATCAGTTCCCGTTCAGCATCCATCGTTAGGTCATAAGGTAGCCAGCTCATAGGTACAACAACTACGTCTGAACCCTGACCGTGCCGGCGAGGGATCGGAACCAGAAGCTCACCCGCCTGGGCTACTTCCGAACTATTGGTAGTATTCAGAACCCACAAAGGTGCGTTTGCAGGTTGGTTTAGAATTTCGTTTAGGGTTAGAGTTTTCATAGATTCTCCATCTTTGCTCTGATGTTGGTTTGTATTGATTGATACTCTGCTTCAGTAATCCGAGGAGTACCAACTAAATCGGCAAGTTGATTAACAGACATGCCATCTGTTTCAGTATATTTACAAAATCCGGTTTCCCGATGCCTGAAGAAACAAACACCTTTAGGAAGCGGACATTGGCTAACTACTAATTCTTGTTTAATTACTATGCAATTGGCTCCCATAGGTAACCCTCTTATGCAGCTTTAGGATTCGTTTTTCATCACTAGGGTCTAGCCTTTTCAATTGCAACCAAGCCTTGAAATAATCTCGGGTGCGAATTTTCAAACTTGATCCATCAGTTAGTTCAGCCTGAAGGACGGCTTTTAGGTCATCTTGTGATTTGAACGGTGTTGTTTTGATGATATTTGAGAAACCTGCCCACATAGTGGTGTCAACATCTGCTCCGTTCTCAATCACCAAGCGCACTAAACATTTAGGATCTGTAGGTATCCGTTTAATGTCTTTCTTTGATTCAACCACCACGGTACGTAGAGTATACTCAGGTTCATGAGGTATGTAGTCAAATTCATAGTTGTCAGGGCTTTCCCATTGGATATGATGAAAACCCTTCTTTGCCTTCTCACCAAAGTTATGTTGAATCAGAGTGCCAGTGTAGTAGGTGTTGCGAACCTTATGAGGTGTATGCAAATGTCCTATGATGGCTACCGCATCTGATTCATTCTTTGCCTTGGTAAAGACTCTACCTGAATCTGATTTCGAGCCTCTGACTTCCACATGGGCAACGTTGAGTCTAGATTTTGAAAATTTTTGATGCGGCCACGGTAAGAAACGTAAGCCACAGCCGTCTACTTCAATATCTGTAGGCTCTTCAAAGATATGAACATTCGGAATCAGGCCATTGTCTACCAATGGTTTGAAAATTTGCAAAGAATGACCTACTGTAGGATCAGTACTTAGCATTTCATGATTGCCTGGGATCAAATAGAATTTGAATTTCCTATGGCGAATGAAAAAATCTAGAAGTGCTAGGTAAGATTCATAGCTGAATCTAGGTTTGTCGCAAATATCACCTAACAAGATAACATTACGAATACCTTTCTTCTTCGCATATTTGATGGGACCTCGGTCTAATTCCTTAATTAACATTAGGTGGTGGTCTTCAATCATGGTTGACCACTGACCGTCGAAGTGTAAATCGCCAACAGCTACGGCTTCAAACATAGAATCACCTAAAAATACCGCTACGCGATAAGTACACTGGTTTTGGCATAGAACCTCTGGTTGTAAGTGTAGCTGCCTTTTTCAATTTTTCCACGAACTTAGGCGTATGAATTCTAGCAGCCCCGAGAGCAAAAGCCCTAAATAGGTCATCAGTGTACCTATGGCCTTTGACAGGACATTGGCCGGCCCCTGCATCCCGGACGGTAGTCATCTGGTGTGCTAGATGTGCTATTGGCTTATTTACGAAAAACAATCTATAGTCTTCGATGGTTTTATGTAAGAATTTCGATATTTCTATTTCTGTTCTTGGACACTGGAGACTATTGTTTTCCAACATAGTACGCACGTTGTCAAAGTCTTTTCTACGAGGTGTAATTTGCTGTACTATAGGATCCCAATCTAGATCAGAAGCCAATCGGCTCAATATATCTAGAGAATTCCAACGGTCAGCAATGATTACGTGAGAATTACAATCCTTAGCCAAGGGAAGGATAATGTTCTCATAGACAAGATTGTGGTCAATACGATAACCTTCCCTGGGAATTACTTCCAAGGCCGTAGTCAGTTTTGCTTGTAGTGATTTCTCATCTAGAGTAAACACGGTAATACCAAAACTGTTATTGACCTCACCTGCGTCAAAAGACATTAAAGACGGTTGGCCAGTGTTTGCTACCTTCCGAATCGTACCTGCAAGTTTTGAACCTTGCACCATGGGTAACAATTCATGGGTGTTTTTAGTACCTACAAATACCCCTTCTTTTACGGT